ATGGCTTCATTTAGACAACGCAACGATACATGGCGAGCCGAGATAAGTGTAAACGGAATTCGCGAAAGTGCAACCTTTGATACAAAAGCTCAGGCTAGGGCTTGGGCATCTAAACGCGAGACTCAGTTACGCGAACAATCGCATGGCAAATTACCAGATCACTCTTTTTTAGAAGCTATTGAACGCTACTTAAATGAAGTGAGTGTTAAAAAGAAAACTCATGAGAATGAAGTCAAGCGAATGGCTTTCTTTAAGCGTGAGTATAAAAAGCTATGTCAAAAACAATTAGCCAAAGTCACAACTGACGATTTAGTGCAATGGCGTGATTCTCGTTTAAAAGAAGTGCAGGGCGCTACTGTCAGACGTGAAGCAAATATTTTAGCTTCTTTATTTACTGTTGCCCGAAAAGAATGGAAGTGGATTAAAGAGTCCCCAATGGCCGACTTGACTTTACCCCCACCATCAAAGCACCGTGATAGACGAATTACCCAAGATGAAATTGATAGATTATGTCTTGCAGCAAATTGGGATAACAATGTCCCGGTAAATTCTACTCAGCAAATTATTATTGCTTTCCTTTTTGCAATTGAGACTGCAATGCGTGCTGGAGAGATTGTCGGCTTAACTTGGGATCGAGTTTACTTAAAAGATCGATATCTTGTTTTGAACGAAACAAAGAATGGCACAAAGCGAAATGTGCCACTATCTAAGCGTGCAGTTGAGTTGCTTACTTTATTAAAAGGTCTTGATAAAAAGCAGGTCTTTACTTGTAATTCCCAAAGCTTTGATACGCTTTGGCGTAAATTAAGAGATAGATGTCAAATCACTGATTTGCATTTCCATGATACACGCCATGAGGCTTGTACACGCCTTGCAAGGAAATTAGAAGTTTTAGACTTGGCCCGTATGATTGGGCATAAAGACTTAAGAAGCTTGATGGTCTATTACAATGCTACTGCAAGTGAAATTGCAACGAGGCTAGATTAGCCCCGTTTGCGTGGTCTTCCTTTCTTTGGCTCATCATCTGATTGTTCATTCAACCAGTTTGACAACTCTGCCAAGTTCCATCGTCTTCCTTGACCGCACTTAATAACATAGCGCGGTTTAGGGAAGGTTGGTAGGCAGCAAACCGCTGCTTTAAAGTGTACGTCTCGATATCCCAAGAACTCAGCAGCTTGAGAATCATTTAGCCAAATATCTGAAGGTGGTAACGCTACTACAAAGTTACTACCTATATTTGCAATTGCTGTCATCTCACACCTCCGCACCATTGAACTTCTTAACGATTGCCTCTTTAGCTTTCAATAAGAAGTGCTCACGTTCACTATCTTCAAACTTCCCATCACCAAGCATTTCTTGTGAATAGTAAATTGTCTCATCACCACAGTCAGGATAATCAACTCTAAATTCACCATGTCTTAAGCGGAGATATCCAATCTGTTGACCTTGAAAAACTGCAATATATTGTTCAGGGCTTTCATCACATGTTTTGATTAGTTCAACTTCATCAGTAGTCAATAACATTTCACCCCTCCTTACTTTCCGCTTTAACTTCACTCATTATTCTCTCTCCCATTGTTTGCGGTCTTTAATATGACCTTCTAAAACAGCTTGAGAGATACGAATCTTTTTAATCTCAAAACCGAAATTACCCTTTAAAATCATTTCATTTGCTAGCTTTTTCACCTGCTCAATTTCATCCACTGAGAAGTAAGCAGTATCATCAAAGCCGAGCCAAAACAGCTCTCTGGTTTTATAACAATCCACCTTTTCGGCATCTTCAAATTTTTGACGAACCTCTCGGCATTCCGACTCGATAAAGCGAACATCATCAAGACTTAGATTTTCAAAGCGCACGTCAAATGACTCCATTAACGTGCGTAAATCTAGACCACCGTCTTTGAAAGCCTTGTCGAACAATGCGTGAATTCTACTCATCCCTCAGCCCCCGATTCGCTTGCTTCTAAAAACTTCAAGTTTTCTGCAACTGCATTTTCAGCTTCGGCTTTTGAAGCGAATTGAAGAATTTCAAAGTTATCTTCATCTTTATAGATATTTGCAAAATATACTTTTGTTGACTCAGTACGTTGCCATTTTTGCAACTCAAGCACTTCTCCCTTATCTATTTCAATGTCATATTCGAAAGGGCAATCAACTACATAATCTGAGCCTTCCAAATAATATGTATCAGTAAGCTTTTGTTGAGTATCTGGCACCGCCTGAGCTTTGGCTTTTTGCCACAGTTCCCACTTCTCTTGCATGTAGCTATCAACATATCTCCCTACATAGTGCTGTTCATCTTCGCCAAGGTCATTTGAATCAAATCTTTCGAATAAGCTTGCCGGAGTAGCGCAGGGTCTTTTATTTAATTCAAATAGCTCAAACGCCTCTCTTTCCTTATTCAAATCTGTCATGCTGCTGCTCCTTAGCTCGGTCTTTTATTGAATTTGTCGAACGTTTGCATGAACTGATCAACACTAAATTGAATTGTTTTCTTGGCATTGTGCGGTTCAAATTGAGCAGCATATAGAGCCATACCAAGCCACATTACTGAGAATGTGAAAACCTTTGCTGAGTCTTTATCTTGGCTATTCATTTCATCAACCATAGGCCCAATAATTTTCTTAAAAATCTCTTCTGCGATCTGGTCAGAAGTACCGCTAATTGTGTTTAATTCGATTTGTTTCATGCTGCTGTCTCCAAATACTTATCTGCCAAATCATGCATTAGTAGGTTTCCTGAACCTGACTCATACCAAATACCTAATCGGCCGTTTAATCTAAATCTCAAAAGTTCGTTTTGTTCTGTTTTGCTGTAGACATCTGCGCCTTGATCTACTAGCCAGTTAGAGAAATCTTCAAAATAAAATGGTGGTACAGCTACTCGGTTTTTATAACTTCGGTTGCTGCCATACCGACTTCTTAATATTTGCCAGTCGTTCATGCTGCCACCTTCAATGTTTTAATTGCGTCATCTATAGCTTTGTTGAACTTGCGAACATCTTGCTCTAATGCTTCTATCGCCAAGTCTTCGGCATAGACACGAATAATAATGATCTGTAGTTCTTCTGGTAGACGTGGGTCATAGCTCACAAAGTCACACCATTCACGACGAGTACAAGCCAACTGACTAGTAATTTGTGGGATGTGCTCATCTGGTACTTGCTTAGTTAGCAGGGTATTCAAATGCGTTGTAGTGTCTGGGCACTTAACTTCGATTTGACCATCTTCATTAACAAGTCCATCCGGTGAAGCTCCAAACATTTCAATGAAAGGGTGGTCAATTAAGCCAGTTCCAACTACAAAGTTACCCGTTTCATTTTCATAAGCTGCTATTGCATGAGGCTCGTTGTCGATACCCCATTGCATTACTGAATTAGTTGGGATTTCCTTCTGAACGCCAGTGAGGCGCTCAGCTAGAATTGTTAAACCCAATGCATTTAAAGCTTTGCCTTTATTTGGCTTTGCATTTAAATCCTTTACTCGGCTTGCTGTGACTTTGCCACAGCGTTCCGAATGCCAATCTTCACTACGCTGGAGAATGTTCATACACTTGTCCTTGTGGTTGATCAGCATTTTGTGCTGCTTCTTTTAATGAAACGCTATGCTTAGTCCAGAAGTATTTTTTGCAGTCGCCCTGAGGCAATTCAGCGTAGCCAGTTTGCAAGGCTTCTGTGCCTTCCATTGACAAAGCGCGCATGTTATCTAAATGCTGCTGCTCATAGGCTTCATAACCTTGAGGGACATCTGAACTAACAGTCTGAACGGTAGGGATATGACAATCATCAATACGACGAGCTTCGTCTTCGTCATAAATACCTGAGAAGCCGAAGGCAACACGGGCACATTGAATTAAAGCCTTATGACGTAGCATCCGTTTTGGGTATTTTTTCCAAGGTTCTGAATTACCCTGACACTCGGATAAATACTCAGTCACAACAGTAGGGTGGTTGCGGTCTTTACGGAAAATCTTGCATGTGCATGACTCATCATCTTGTTCAAACTGGATACCATCACATACAGGATTGTCATTAATAATGCGTGCCCATCCATCAATACCAACAACTGGTGTGATGCCGCCACCTTTGGCAGGGAATGCATAAATTTCTTTTGTAAAAGGATTTAGCTTGTACTGGTTTGCAACAATTAATAGAGAAAGAAATTCATCATTTGTTGCTTTCTTAAATACTGTATTAACAAGAGTATTTGCTAACTCAGCAGGATCAACATCTTGCATATTAAAAGCTGATGCAATCTTGCTAACTTGCGACAAAACAATATTACTCATCTTTTAATCCTCAAAACTTAATAGATACATGTGGAACTAAGCCTTTATTGATGGCTTGCAAAATCTCTTTTCCTTTTGCTTCATCAATACCCAAAGCCAATAAGCCTTTAAGTGCTTCATTACAGATTTTTTTACGATGTGCTTGGTTTGCTTGGCGAGCTTCTTCTGCTTTGCGTTCAGCCTCTAGCTTTGCTGCTTGCTCAGCCTCAATACGTTTACGTTCTGCTTCTGCTGCATGTTGTGCACGTAATTCAGCAGCTTCTTTTTCAGCAACTAAACGAGCTTCACGTTCAGCAGCTTCGCGTTTCTCACGCTCTGCTTTAGCAACAGCTTCTTGCTTTTCACGTTCTACACGTTCGGCTTCTTCTTTAGCTTTACGCTCAGCTTCTAGGCGGGCTCTTTCAGCTGCTTCATGTGCAATGCGTTCTTCGTGTTCACGTTGTAAACGTTCTTGTTCAGATTTGCGTAGGCGCTCTAACTCTACTTGCTCAGCTTCACGTTTTAATGCAATTTCAAGTGATTTTTTATATGAGCTAAGGGCTGCATCTTTTTTGATTGCTGCTTCATTGGCAAATTCAGCAAAGCTTTCATCAATTGCCGTTGCCTCAACTTCACTTATGATTGTTTGAATAAGGTCGCTAGTTGAAAAGGTATCAACGCGACCAGCATCAAAATTAGAGATGCGATCTTTAATTGACTGAATGCGATCTTCTTCAGCTTTTTCCCATTCATCTAGTGGCTTACGAATTTCATCACGTAAAGCATCACACTGATCACGCCATGCTTTACGGTCACGATCAATCACAGCAGCTTGCGCCTTAATACCTGCCACCAAGTCTTTTCCATGGTTATCTACAGCAGTTTTAGACTTACTTACCTTGTAAGCTTGAGATGCAATAGCATCACGTCCTTTTTTAGTTGAAACATCAGGAACAATTGAACGTGCTTGCTCAGCCATGCGATTGAATAATTCTTGAATACCGTTTTCTTTGCCGAAAGCCGCTACAATTACGTTTTGTTCTAATACTTGTAATTCATTAACTTGTGTATTTACTGGCGCATTCATAATCTTCTCCTAATTCTTTTCACTTGCTATGTATCTTTTAACTAAAGGAATGAGTTCTTTTTGAGTTGTTAAGTGGTCACCCTGAAACCTGTCATAAATTGGGTAAAACCTATCTTTCACTTCAACCTGTAGAACCTGAAAATCACCTTTGCCATCTCGATACTGAATTTGGTTTGCTATAAGCCAAGACTTGAAATCTTCTAGTTTTGACTTATGGAGTAGGGCGCGTTTAGACATCACACCACTCCCGCTTCTTCATCTGCCAATTCTTCGGCGTAGTATTTAAGCTGCTCGTTTAAGCTGTTTACTTGTGCGTCTGTGAGCTTGAAACGCAAGCCAATAGGTGACTCTATGCCGTCTTTATCAGTCACTACAGCATGAGTTTTTGTGTCGACTACAAGCACTTCATATTCTTGGTCACGTGCACAACCACTGAACTGATCAGTTACTTCACGAGTGTCAGAAGTCGTTTCAGCTTTGATCTGGCAGTTAAGAACATTGCAGCCGTAAGTTAGATCGAAATAAACCGTTTCGCCTTCAACTTGAATGTCAGTAGACATATCTAAGTAAGGGAAAGAAGGGCACAGCAGTTCGGGTTTAAGGGCTAACATATTCATTAGATAATCCCCCAGTGAACCGCCAAGATGAGGTTAAACATCAAGATGTATAAAAGGGCTATGATCATGATGCACCTTCCACTTGCACGCGGACATACATGTTCTGTTTTGCTTTGAGTTCGTTGACGTGTTGCTCGTCGGCACAGCCACGTAAGAAGGTGAATACAATGAAGGTGATAATCCAGAAAGCTACGAATGCTTTCGAGCCATCCCTAAAGGCTTGGCTAAACTTGTACTTTTCCATTCTTTGATTCATAATCTTCTCACTCGTTGAGTAAAAGTCCCTGTCCGTCGAAAGCTAGGGGCTTTTTTGTGTTTACGAGGTTTAGTTTAGTAAACTAAACAAAATGAGTCAATGCATTTGTTCAGTAAAATGAACTTTTTTTGAATTATTTTTATATTTAGGATTTAATAGACAAAAGAAAACCCATCACAGGGATGGGTTATTTGGAGTTTATTATGATGACAGGAACAATAAAAAATTCATCACCACCATTAGTTATTGAGTCGATTGAAGCAGAAGGAACGGTTTGGATGTTGTCTTTTAATGGGTCGAATCCAGATGAAAATGACGCTATTGAATTGACCAAAGAACAGTGTTTTTGGTTATTCGATAAAATTATGAATATTGACCCCAATCTCTTTTATAAAACCAAGGAGATTTGCTGATGTTCCAGGTGATAAACTCACTGGGACAAAATTCCTCATCAATTACTTCTATATTTGATATTTGATTAGGCAATAGGCTCAAGGTATGAACCCTTGAATCACTTTCATAATCCCATAAATGAAATCGATCATCTTTATTGTGCGCTCGTCTACTTGGGCCAAAATCCATAGGGGCGCATTTTCTAACTAATTCTCGATTATCTTCTTTTGAAAAAAAAGATAGTTTTACTTTCTTTTTTGAATCAATTGCTTGTTTAAAAACATTTTCTAATGTCATTTTATTCTCCACCCGATCCAAGAGCCGCTCGGTATGCGGCTTTTAAAAATTTTAGTCATCATCGCCAAATAGGTAGTCCATAGGGCTTCCTTTTTCATATTTTTGTTTTGGATTCAATTTAGCCTCGTGTTCATCACGTATTTTTTTAAAATTGTGTTGTCTTACCATTAGGAATAATTTTAGGGCTTCGTATTTATTTTTTTGGAAATTTTTGTATTCCCATAATAGGTAAAATGAACTAGATATAAATATTATAAAAGAGGTTACAAGTAGATTTGCTTGGCTTGAACTAAGATACTTCTGATCAAATGCTGCGTAAATAACAACTATAAATTGCATCAATGTAATAAGTGAGATGAATATTAATATCCCTCTAATCCAGTCAGACCTGCTTTCCAGCTTATCCAAGTAGTATTTAAGGTTGCGCTCATGAAAATCTATATCATGAACTTTATGAGTTTCATTGTAATATAATTTTAAATCATTGATTTTATTTAATTCTGATGTGATGTATCTGCTAGCTCTTCCATAGTATTTTTCAGTTTTCATAGCCCATAAAAATATATAGCTCATCTTACCACCATGTATTTATCTAAATTTTTTAATACAGCCAATCATGAGTTCAAATTATTTTAATATCGTAAAATTACCAACTTTCTAAACTAGATATTTGCCAAACCCAACCAATAATTTCTAATTGCTGATCAATTATTTCTTGGGCATTTAAATGTATCTCTGGGAACTCTGTAGAGTTATCAGAAACAATACGCACACCACCCAAAGGCAGGTTGTAGAGTCGTTTGCAGTAAAAAAGCCCACCAAGACAAATAGCGAAAATTTTCCCGTCTTTTATATTCCTTCTTCCGAGATCAACATGGATTGTGTCGCCATCTTTAATGGTTGGACTCATTGAATCACCAATTGCTGTCGCTGCTACAGCATTCTCTTTCATAATCGATAAGTTTCGCAGTGTTGCTTTAGACATTCGCAATTTGCGTGTTTCAGTAGCAATAGCCTCACCAATAGAGCCACCACCACAAGCAAAAGAGAAATCCTTAAAGAATGGAATCTCAACTTCGTCATCATCCAGTGGGGTCGAACCATCCCACGGCTCGACTTGTGTAAATTCAGGAGTTGAATTTCCAGTTAATAGCCAACTAGATGTGGTTTTTAACGCCTGGGCGAGTTGAACTAATCTCTTTCCAGTTGGGTTGTTTACTCCATTAATCCAGTTGGTAACAGTCCCTTTGCTCGCTCCAGTGGCAGCAACCAAATCCTTGTGTTGCAGACCTAAGTCCCTCATACGCTGGTTAATTCTATCTGATGTAGTTTGCATAATAGTAAAACCTTACATTTGTTTAAAATACTAAACAAAAAAATTGACATATTCCTAAACTTATTGTTCAATAAACTAAACTTTATAGTTTAGGTAAATAAACATGACCGTAGATGACTTACGAGCTTTCTATAAAGCTAAAAGCGACGCTGATCTCGCTCGAATCCTTGGTCGAGATCGATCTGTAATTAATTATTGGCGCAAAGGCATCCCATTAAGCACCCAGGCGGTTTTTGAAATTTCAACCAAAGGGAAGCTAAAAGCCAAAATCGGAAAGCTAAGCGCATAGGTGGATACATGTCCGAGAAATTAACCGCAAGTGTCACCTTCAAGTGCACGGATGAGGAAAAGATTCTTTTAGAAAGAATCGCTAGATCAAGAAAACAAACTGTTTCCGAATTAATGAGAGAGCGTGGCATTGATGTAATCCGTGAAGTTCAGGAGTTACTTCAAAGTCTACAGGCTGAGTTCGATCTAACCACAGTTACCGCAGATACAAGAAATCCTGAGCCATTCGAACTAGAACTGGCACCAAATCCACATAAAACACAGGCACAAAAAAAGCCCAATTGTCGCAACCAATTGAGCCTTATCTGCCATTCCACTGCAAAGCAATGAAACGAGAACTGAAATATGAATTTAGCACATAAACATGACTCACCACAAGGTGATGTTATTCCGTTTCCAAAACAAGAGCGACAAGATATGTCAAAGAAAGAAGAAGGCTACACAAGATTGCCTAACTCTTTAATTGACGAGCAAATAATGGCGCAATTAAGCGACAAGGCATTTAAATGTTTGATGCTAATAATTCGTCAGACTTCTGGTTTTAATCGCAACTCAGACAAGATTGCCACTACGCAATTTCAAGAAGCGTGCGGTATCAAAAAAACAGATAAGGTCTATGCCTCAATTAAAGAACTTGAACAGAAAAGTTTAATCAAAGTTGAGCGTAAAACTGGCGGATTAAACACCTATTATTTGTTAGAAAACCAATCCCAAAATAAGGTACTACCTGAAAATGGGACTACTCCCAAAAATGGGGAGGGGACTACTCCCAAAAATGGGGAGGGGACTACTCCCAAAAATGGGGAGGGGACTACTCCCAAAAATGGGGACACTACAAAAGAAAATATTAAAGAAAACTTTAAAGAAAATACATGTAGCGAAAATCCAGTCGATACAGTGCTCAAACTTTGGACTCCAAATTTGGATGCGTTGAATGCTTGGTTGCAAAGATCAGGTATCGCAAAAATGACTCAATCCGAAGTCGATGGTTGGTTACTTGAGATCAACGGTTACTACTCAACAAAACTTGAAGCGGGGTTACTCACTGACACCCAAATGTACACAAACTTCGTGAAGTGGATTAAACGCAATTTCTCAAGTCGTAAGCCAGCACCTAAAGCACAAGAACAAATCGATTCTCGAAATGTGAATGCAGCATGGGAAAACATCAATCCTGATTACAGCAATGCAGTTGAACCAGTTGAATTGGAGGATTGGATGCTATGAACGCAATGCTTAATCCAGAAGTTTTACAAGGTTCAGGTTTCTGCACTAAACACAACGTGAAAGAAATCATCATGGGAGGCTTCCAAGGCTGTCCACAATGTGCAATCGAGTATGTGGAAAAAGCAAACCAAGAACATGTGTTTGAAGTTCAGAAGTCTGTACGTGAAAAACACTTTGCAGGCGCAATGATTCCAGAACGTCACAAAAACGCTGGGTTCAGAAATTACAACACGCCTTTAGCTGGGCAAAAGAACGCTTTAACTCAAACGGCTAACTTTGCCAAAAAAATCGTGAAGGGCGAAGTGGAAAACCTAGTTATGGTCGGAAGTACCGGAACAGGTAAAACACATTTGGCATGTGCAACTGCAAGAACGCTTTTAGCCAAAGGCAACTATGCACGTTACATCACAAGCGAAGAATTGGCCCAACGCATCATGAAAGCGTGGGACAAGGACACAAAAGATCAATCAGAGCAGTCAGTAATTTATGAGTTCACTACCTACGATTTGCTCATCCTTGACGAGTACGGATTGCATGACCGCGATAAGCGCTTAGAGCTAGTGCACAAAGTTCTTTACTCACGCTATGACGCATGCAAAGCAACGATGCTCATTTCAAATATGACACTTGAACAACTCAAAAATGATTTGGGTGATCGCCTATGGTCACGTTTCCAACATGGCGGACTCACAACCATTGAGTGCAACTGGAAAGATGCGAGGGCGGTATGACACTAACAGAAATTAAATTCCGATTAATCACAATCGCGGAAAAAAGAAAGCGCCCTTACTTCGACATGATCGTGGTTAAAGAAGTGCATGAGGCATTCAAAAACAACACCTACCACGAATTAAAAAATTACGTGCTTGCTGAAATGGAAGTTTCTGTTTTGAACATGGTGGAGCTAGGCAGATGAACTACAAGGAAATGATGGCATTGCGCTGTGCTTACAACCATGGATTAAAGACTGCTGAAACAAGAGCAGCTGCATGTTTGTACGTAAAACTTAGAAGAGCTGGCCTGTTAGAGCAGTTCAAGACCCAACAAGAAGGGGCTAAATCATGAGAATAACTGAACAACAGCTAGAAGCAATTCAAAACAAGCGAAATATCGCACAAAAAGGCACATTACAGCGCGATAAAAGTAAAAGTGATGCAAGGGTAGCGGAACAACTAAATGAAGCTAATGCAAGCGAAATTAGAGCGTTTTACGAAGATGGTTTAAAAGTCATTCTTGATTGTGAAATTAAAACTGCACCACCGTCAGTAAATCACTACTGGGTAGCTTCTGGAAAAAGAAGATTTCTAAGCAATAAAGCACGTGATTTTCATGCATTGGTTCGCCAAGTTGTGCCGGCTCATAAATCAACTGCACGACTCAAATTAGAAGTGACTTTTCATTTCCCTACACGTCAATGCCGAGACATCGATAACTACCTCAAAGCGACTATCGATAGCTTAGTGAAATGCGGTCTGTGTGTGGACGATGAACAGTTCGATGAGCTTCTAGTAAAGCGTGGAAATGTCATCAAAGGCGGGCTTATTAAGCTCAAGGTTAGCGAGGTTTAGGAGATGAACATGCGTGTTGATAGTACAGCTTTTACAGACGACCCTCGCGCACGCGCGCGTTTTATCGAATCTAGAAAAAAAGCCAAAGGATTCTTGCTCAAACGCCGAGGCTATAAACGCCCAGACTTCAACCGCATGATTCTAGATTTACGCAACCTTGGATGGTCACACGAAAAGATTGCATACGTCCTTGATGTGTCGGGTGGCAGCACTGTTTCTTCTTGGTCTACTGGATCCATTCCAGAGTACATCCACGGTGAGCAATTCATCATGTTGTGGCAAGAACAAACAGGCATTGAGCGCGTACCACGTGAAGGCGAATGGCAAACATATAGATATGACATTGGGCAGCTTGATCTACTTGAAACTTTAGATGTTTTCGCTGCTCAGTTAGATGAGGAATTACAACAATGAAACCAGAACAGTTTATTCGTGAGTACGGGGTGGAGAAGGCGAGAGAGGTTGTTGAAGGCATCCCAAGCAAATATATGGAGTGTTACTACTCAACATTATGCTACTGCACCAAAGCAAAAAAGTATTCAGATCGTTTTAATCCAAGAATTGAACTTGTGAACATGGCGGATCTCAAACGCTTGGTGGAGTCTATTGATTTAGTCGAATCATGGGGTGGCATTGAGGACTTAAAACTATATGACTTGTCTCATTGCAAAGATAAACCTGAATCTGCTGGATACAAGCTGCTTAAAGCAATTGCTGATTACGAATCAATATACGGAGGCGGGGATGAATAGTATCTGGTTTACGTTGTTCTTCTGCTTATGCTGCTTCATTTGGGGTTTTGCATATTCGTATGGCAGTTGGATTGAGAAAGCAACTAATGGCCAGCCTTTTGAATCGAAAGGCAAGGTCTACAAAATCATTGAATTGGATGTTGTGGAGAAAGGAGCCAGCCATGAGTGAGTTTAAAGTCGGGGATAAGGTTGTTTTGAAAAACAGTAGCCAAGACAAGGTAATGACTATTCAAGAATGCTACAAGGAATTCATTCGAGCATATTGGGATGACAAACATTATTCATTTGCTCATGAAGTTAATTTTCGTTTTGCCACCCCCGAAGAAATCGCATTAGGCCACCGCATTGATAAACCATCGGACTCGAGGGAATTAGAAACCCTAGACAAACTAGAAAACCACATCAGCCCGCTGTGTAAATCAAAGGATGTTTGAGATGGATAAGTGCAGAGAAGAATTTGAGAAACATTTTTTAAGTTTGAAATTTGCCACAGAAGGAGTTGCTCAAACTGTTCTTGACGCTTGCACCTTTGATAAAGATCAAAATGTATATCTTCCTAACATGGAATGGTTTTTACATAACGATGATCAAGAAGGTGTTGTGTATTGCAGTATGTTAAACACTTGCTACATGTCGTTTCAGAGCCGCCAGACCGAGGTAGATGAGCTGCAAAACCTATATACACAACAAGGCATAAATATGCTGAAGCTGCAAAAGCGGGTGGATGCGGCACTTAAGTTAATCGAATCATGGAATGAAATTGCTTTTGATAAAACCACTCATTGGACAGAAGGTTATGAAGAAGGCTGCTACCACTGTGCAGCGCAGTTAGAGCAAGCGCTCAAGGGGGAAGGATGAAAGACTTTGCGGTAGCAATTATCTACGGTGCAGCGCTATTCGTATCAATTAAGTATGCATGGCGTGGGTACAACGGTGAGCTTTCAACACCTGCAATTATGGAGTGGTTTGGCAGAGGATTCTTTTTTGCTTGGGGCGTGATAGCGGCAACATTAACTGTGTTTTTGATTATTCGTTTAATTACGGAGTATGTCAAATGACCACATTCAAAGAATGCAACCATATCTACCAATATTGCTGGATTTATAAAGCATACTTATGCATACATTGCGACAAGATGAGGGTTGAAGATGAACATTGAAGAGATTAAGAGGAATGCGCCAGAGGGGGCTAGCCTTTATCTTCATGGAGGAGATGGGTACTTAGATCATAAAATTATCTACTATCGCTTGGATGTGGAAGGTAAACTTACGTTTCATGCAGATTCAGAAGATATATGGCTACCTTGTCAAAATCCTAAAATAGTTCCTCAGCTTAAATTATTGTTAGATTAATCACCCAACAAACCCCAACTTAATAAAAACAACACTAGCCCTATTCACAACGAATGGGGCTTTTTCATGGCTGCTAAACGAGAAATTAAAACACCTGGTGTGACTGCTGAACCTATTCAAGAAGAAACAGTAGAACCAACACTACCTAAAACTACTGCTGAGCAGGCAGAAGAATCATTAGACGCAATCAATAGTGGTGAATCTGAGGGCGAAAAAGAGCCATCTCAAGAAGAACTATTGCGCCAAGAGTTAGAGCAGATGCGCGCTCAACTTGCCGAGCTAAAGAAGTCTACGCAAACAGAAGCGCCAAGTGCCGCTGGTGCAGCACAGCCTAAAAAACGCATTCCAGTTTTGACTGAAAAGGGCTGGTCAACTAAGGAGGCGGACTAATGTGCGGAGGCGGATTAGGGAAACTCATTTCAGCTGCGACTGACATGGTTGGGCTTACAGATACCAAAGGCGCTTCAAAAGGTTTTGATGCAGAAGCAGCAGATGCGGCCGCAAAAAACCAAGCTCAATTAGATGCAAATGCAGCAACGGCAGAGCGTCGTAAACGTAATGCTTCAACTGTTTTGGCGTCTGCTACAGACAACCAAAAGAAAACAACTTTAGGCGGCTGATATGAGTGAGCTAGTAGCAAGGTTATGCAAACGCTTAAGCGAGCTTAAAGCAGCGCGAAACCGCTTAGAACCGCATTGGTCTGAGTGCTATCGCTATGCGGCCCCTGAGCGTCAGCAATCGTTTATAGGTGATGATGTAACTGATACACGTAAGACACAACGAGCTGAGCTATTAGATTCAACACTATCAGAAGCAACGCAATTACTTGTATCAAGCATCATTTCAGGAACCACACCAGCTAATGCACTGTGGTTTAAAGCTGTGCCGAATGGTGTTGATGATCCAGCAGAGTTAACAAAAGGTGAGAAGTGGCTTGATGAAGTGTGTCAATTCATTTGGCGCAACATTCACGGGGCTAACTACGATAGTGAAATCTTTGATTTAGTTCTCGACTGTGTGGTTGCAGGTTGGGGCGTAATGTATGCGGATGTAGATCGTCATGCAGGTGGTGGCTATGTATTCCAGACATGGGATATCGGGCAATGCTATCTAGCTTCAACACGTCAAGATCAGAAAGTTGACACACTCTATCGCGAATATGAAATGACGATGGCCGCGTTAGTCAATGAGTATGGCGAAAACAAGGTCAGTGAGAAGGTCCGCAACACTTACAAGTCAAAACCAGATTGCAAGGTTAAGGTTTTGTGGGTAGTTGAGCCGCGTAAAACCGGCTACATCAAAGGTGATCGTCAGTTGATGCCAAAGGAAATGCCTTTTGCGTCATATCACGTTGAAGTTGATGAAAAAAATGTTCTTCGTGAGACGGGCTACAACGAATTTCCTTTTGTAATTCCACGCTTTAGAAAGATTCCAAATTCAGTTTATGGGACTGGTCAGGTCTCTATTGCTTTGCCCGATGCTAAAACAGCTAACAAGTTAATGCGTGACACGTTGCGTAGTGCCGAAATTTCAACTCTAGGCATGTATGCAGGGGTAGATGATGGTGTTTTCAACCCAAGAACTGTGCGTCTTGGCGGTGGGAAAATCATTGTTGTTAACAATGTGGACTCATTGAAACGCATTGATGACGGCAAAGGGTATCAAGTTGGCGTTGATTTGTTAGCTCATCTTCAAGGTGCAATCCGTAAAAAGATGATGGCAGATCAGTTGCAGCCTGCCGATGGCCCAGCAATGACAGCAACCGAAGTGCATGTCCGTGTTGACTTAATTCGTCAGCAATTAGGGCCGCTGTATGGTCGTTGGCAAGCTGAATTATTAACGCCTTTGTTAGAGCGTACTTTTGGGCTTGCTTATCGTGCAGGTGTAATTGGTGAAGCGCCAGAAGAAATGCAGGGCCGCAATCTGTCATTCAAGTTTATTTCTGCTTTGGCTCGTTCACAGCAACTAGAAGAAGTCACAGCAATTGAGCGCTTCTTAGCTGGAATGTCGAACGTAGCTCAAATAGATCCTTCAATCCTAGACAACGTAGATATGGATGCCGTAGCGCAAGTTTCGGGTATGGGCTTAGGTGTGCCTACAGCAATTCTACGTACTCAAGATCAGATCGATGCAATCCGTAAGCAGCGTCAGGAAGCACAGCAACAAGCTGCACAACAAGAACAAGAGCAGGCTCTAGCACAACCACTCGCAAATGCAGTCGGTAAAGGCCTTGAGTCTGAATTAACCAGTGAGACACGACAATGATTAATGCCCTTTTTGTAGTTGCAGTTCTGGCCTTTATTGTGGCTGCCGCATTTGCCCTAGCTTACAAAGTTAGTGGTGAGGAATGGGAAGAAAAGTATTGGGCGGAGAACCGCTTGTACTTAGATACCACCATTCAATTGGCTAAGTCACAAGAGGAATTAGAGAAAGCCAATTCACGCATTCAGCAGCTTGAAGAAAGCCTCCGCAACAAGGAACAGAAGCCCGAAGAAGTTGGAACTTTTGTTCAACATAGAGCATTGCGCCCAGCAACACCAGAGACATATCGGGTCGTGTTTGATCTTGATCTGAACGGGCAACGCATCCTTGAGCATCTGACCCAAAAGTATTGCCGCAATGCCTTCTCAAATACAGACCGTGAAACCAATTACAAGCTTGGTCAACAAAGCGTTGTGGCTGGAATCATCAATGAAATCAACAAAGCAAATGACCCAAATTACAGTGAGGTAGAGAACGATGCTTAATGAACAACAAGAGACAAACACAGAAAACGTTCAAGCAACTGAACAAACTCAAACAACACCTGTGGATACAGCAACGCCACCAGTTGAGAGCCAAACTCAAGAGCAGAAACAGCCAGAAAGTGAGACAGAAACCAAGCCAGATATTCCTGAGTCTGCGGATGCTTACAAAGTGGAGTTGGAAGGCTTTGATTTCGATGCATTCAAGTCTAATGAAGATAACAAAGCTTTTTTAGAAAGTGCTCATCAAGCTGGACTAACTAATGAGCAAATGTCGGTGGTGATGAAGGCTTATGACCAGCATACAGCCGTGCAAGTAGAAGCACTTCAACGGGATTGGGGTAACGATTACGAAGCTAACTTACGTTTCGCCAATCAAGCAATTCAAGCGGCTGGGCTTCAAGTTGCGGATGTTGATTCTCCAACATTCGGTATTCGTCTAGCTGCCTACTTTGGCAAGGCATTACAAGAAGATATGCCGCCTCAAAACACCCAACAAAGCGGTGCCGAGAACATTCAAGAATTAATCGCATCAGAGGCATACATGGATGAAAGTCATCCCGACCACAAACGTGTCACTGCCCAAGTTCAAAGTTATTACCAAAAAGCATACGGCTAGGGGGCTAACCAATGGCGAATGAAAATAAAATTACGGCAGCGTTTGTACAACAGTTTCATGACACGTACGAAGTTGCCTCAATGCAAAATGAGTCACGATTACTTAAAACAATTGTGAACCGTGGAAAAATTGTCGGTGAATCATTCACTGTAAATGATATGGGTCAAGTCGAAATGTCACCTTCTGGTGCGCGTTTTGGTAATACTAATTGGACTATTCCAGACGCTGGCGTACGTACAGCGCTTATGTCAGATTGGGATTTATTTATTCCGATTGAGAACCGTGATATTCCAAAGTTAAAGGCGCATCCAAATGACAAGTACATGAAGAACTTGGTTAGTGCCCGCAATCGTACGACAGATGACATCATTTACCAATCTCTAATTGGTAGTGTTACACGCACCACTGTAGATGATGCAGGTTCTAAAACTGTTTCTCAGGTTGCTTTACCAAACACTCAGATCATTCTTTCAAGTTTTGGACCACTGAAAAAGCAAATCATTAAGGCAAAAACCCTATTCCGAACCAATGAGTGTGACGAAAAGAATGGGGAAAAATTATATATGATCTACGATTCACATATGATGGAAATCTTCCTTAATGATACTACTCTCACCAATGCTGATTACTTGAAAATTCAGATGCTTCAAGAAGGTCAAGTAACGACAAATTGGCTTGGTGTTGAGTGGATCCCTTACGAAAAACTCAACAATGGTGCTGGCGGTGCTACAGAGCGTCGTACAGTGATGTATGCGGGAACTGCTGCACACTTTGGTGATGCAGACATTACAGGTTTTGATATTTCTACTCGTCCAGACAAGAAGAATATCAAACAGGTTGGTGGCGTTCACTCATTTGGCGCGGCTCGTGCCAATGAGAAGAAAGTGGTTGCTATCGACTTCTTAGTGTAAGTGCTTTCACCCCACTGTTAGGGCAGGCGGTGGGGTGCTTTTTATACTCAACAAAACACCTTTAAACCCCGAAGAAACTATCCAAAAAGCTTCGGGGTTTTCTTATGTCTGTATCAAAAGTCACCATTTGCAATAATGCATTGAGCATGATTGGTGGGCAGCAAATTGCCAGTTTTGAGGAAGACTCAAAATTAGCTCAAACGTGCCGTAATATTTATGATACTACGCGTTTATCAATACTGCGCTCACATCCTTGGTCATGCGCCAAAAAACGGCAAATCTTATCTCCAATCTCTACATATCCAAGCTTTGGCTATGCTCATGCCTTCCCATTGCCGAGTGATTACGTCCTGATTATTTCAGCCAATACTGAATGCTATGAAGTAGAGAATCGTCATATCTTGGCAAATGCTGAAGTAATTCACCTTGAATATGTTTTTGACAACGATAACGAGCAAACTTGGGATGCAATGTTGGTTGAAGCTATGACGTACAAAATGGCATCTAAGCTTTGTAAGCCAATCACGGGAAGTGATGCGGCTGGTCAATCAGCAGAAGCGCAATTCCAGTTTTTGATTAAGCAAGCACGTACAGTGAATGGTCAAGAGCGACCAAGCCAAGACGTTCAGTATGCAGAATCAAGTTACTATTGGGAGCGCTTCTAATGAGACAGTGGATCCTAAAAAATAATCTGAGTTCTGGTGAGTTAAGCCCGTTACTTTGGACACGCACAGACATTCAGCAATACGCAAACGGTGCTAAAAAATTACTTAATGCATTGCCTTTGGTTGAAGGTGGGGCAAAGAAAAGACCGGGCACAAAGTTCCGTTCTATTTTTGCAGGTGCATTGCGTTTAATTCCGTTTATTGCAAACTCAGAAAACACCTATTTGCTTATCCTCGGTGTGTCTTTCCTCAAGGTTTACAACCCAAGAACGTATGCAGTTGTTTATGAAACTGTGACACCTTACAACACGGCCCAAAAAGTACGTGAAGTACAGTACGCACATACTAAATACCGCATGTATTTTGTACAAGGTGATACACCTGTACAGCGCTTGCTGTGTTCTGCCGACTTTACAAACTGGCAATTTGCAGCTTTTACCTTTGGTGTGAACCCTAATGATGAGTTAGGCAGCACTCCAAACGTGGCATTGACACCATCCGGTACAGAAGTTGGAAAAGTTATTTCCTTAACTGCTTCATCATTCCCAAACTGGTCTAATACTGAGACTTACTTAACAGGTGATCGTGTAATTCACACAAGTAAAACTTGGCGTGCAACGATTGACAATAAAGGGATTGAGCCTACTGCAACTACTTCGGAATGGGAAGAAGTGACAAATGAAGCAGCTAACGTTTTTACACCTTCAAATGTAGGTTCAATTATTGAAATTAATGGTGGGCAAGTAAAAATAACTCAATATGTAGACCCTTCTCGTGTAAAAGGTGAAGTTTTAGTAAAACTAACTTCTGCTGTTCAAGCTATTGCAAAGTCTTGGGTTTTAAAAAGTATCGCATTTAGTGCTACAGCGGGTTACCCAAAGGCAGTGTGCTTCTTTAAACAGCGCTTAGTATTTGCTAATACGAAAACAAGCCCTAACCAGATGTGGTTTAGCCGGATTGGTGATGACGGCAATTTCTTAGAGACAACTGAAGATGCGGATGCGTTTAGTATTGCTTCAAGCTCCGCTCAATCTGACAATATTTTGCACCTATCACAGCGTGGTGGTGTAGTTGCATTAACTGGTGGTGCTGAGTTCTTAATTAACTCTCAAGGCCCTTTAACACCAGCTTCAGCACAGATTGATGAGCATACTTCTTATGGTGTTCAAGCAAATGTTAAGCCTTGCCGCGTGGGTAATGAGCTTCTCTTTGTTCAGCGTGGTGGTGAGCGTTTGCGTGCGATGTCATACCGTTATGAAGTTGACGGGCTTGTCTCGCCTGAATTGTCGCAAATTGCCCCGCACATACCTGAAAACCATGCTGGGATTAAAGAATTAACTTTCCAGCAGACACCAAACTCTATTGTATGGATTGTTATGGGTGATGGTGCAGTTTCAAGTATCACACTAAACCGCGATCAGGAAATGAATGCTTGGTCTCAGCACGATTTTGGTGGACAGGTTTTATCTATCTGCGCCTTGCCAACTGGTTTAGGTGAGGATCAGTGTTTCATGCTTACTAATCGTAATGGCTCTACAGTTTTGGAAGAGTTTAGCGAGTCTGCACAGAGTGATTGTGAGTTCGACATCAACGTGACTAATGGAGTTGGATCAATTTTAAATCTTGATATTCAGGTTTTAGATAATCCACTGGTTAATTTTAATAATGCGGATGGATATTTCTATTCGACTTACACAGTAAGTGGCACCAACATAAATCTATCTAACACTGATCTAACCCAAACAGTACATCTTGGCCAACCGTTTAAAACTGAAATCGACCTATTGCCACCAGACTTTAGCCAAGTACCAACAACTGCAATGTTTCATAAGATTCAGGTGCACGAAATGGCTATCTTTTTGAATGCATCGGTTGGTGGATATATCAACGGGCAGGAACTATCTACCAAGTATTACAACCAATCAGCGTTCGTAAACTTGCCTTACACTGGCTATGTGGTCGATTCATTTGTTGGTTGGCAATCATTGCATGAACTTGAGGTCAAGATAACACACGACAAACCTATGCCTTTACACATGCAAAGTATCTCTATGTTGGTATCAATTAATGAGAAATGAGATGCAAGTACGGGCAGCAAACCTAAATGATTTAGATACGCTTGTTGATTTCGGCAAGCGTCTCACTAAAGAATCGCCAATCTTTTCAAAACAAGGATTTGATGAGCAAAGCGCATCTGATCTATTCGAATATTTAATCAAAAAACATAACTCAATTTTTCTAGCCCTAGATGAATATCAAAATCCAGTTGGTACGGTCATCGGTGTTATTGAAACGGACTGGCGAACAGGGCACAAACTAGCTTTTGAACAAGGCGTTTATGTCCTTCCTGAGTACCGCAAATCCAATATTGCCAAGCTTTTGGTAAATACTTTCATTGGGTGGGCACAGCTTAAGAATGCTGACCGTATCCAGATTGGAACCATGACAGGCATCCATGCAGATAAAACAGTAAAACTCTATGAAAGCCTTGGCTTTAACTTGATTGGCTATGTTCTTGAGATGGAGGTTTAAGCATGTGCAAAGGTGGTGCTATTTCTTCGGGCCTTGAAGCTGTTGGCAATATCTCAAATGCGCTTATGGCAGATGCTACAGCTAAGGGTAATGCAAAAACAATTCAATCCGTTTCCAAAGTTCAAAGCAAAAAGATTAAAGAACAAGGGCAGCGAGACGCATCAAGTGCCATGGCTGCGGCTGCTGAAAATGGCTTGGATGTAAATGTAGGTGCGCCAGTTGTAATCAGTGATGAGATTATCTCGGATGCTTCTTACAACGCCTTATTAAACCAAATGCAGGCAGGTTATGCGGCTGCGTATGTTCGTCGACAAGGTAAGGCACAACGTAACAATTACGGCATGAAGGCGGCAAGTAACATCATTGATACTGCTGCTCAAGCTTATGGGTGGAAATAATGCGTATTCCTATTTCTCGTGGTCGTGAAGCACCACAAGCGCAAATGCAATCGTTTACTCCTAACACTGGCTTAGCCGAAATTGGCCGTTCTATTGGTGGAGCAATACAGGCACGTGATGACCAACAGCGTCAGCAAGAAGTTACAGCTAAAAACCTTGAGCTTTACAACAACCAACTTGCAGAAAAAGAAGGCAAGTTAAAGCTTGATGAGTCATTATCTACTGACTTCAATGACAAAGTAGTGGACATTAAAAACCGTCTTGGTAATGGTGTAATCACTACACAGCAAGCCGATGAAGAACTTAACACTTGGTCGAATGCTAAGTTTTCTGAGCTACAAAACAGCTTGCCAGGGCACGCTCAGGAAGATTTAAAAAAATACTGGGATAGCAACGTAACGCGCCAACGTACTTCTTTCTTGCCTTTACAGTTACGTGCAGATGAGCAAAAAGGCGGGGTTCTAGCTGATCGGTTCTTCGATGTGGCAACACGTATGGATCGTGAAGCAGGCAAAGAATATCTTTTAAAAAACATTGTTGGCTTGCCATTGTCTGAAGCTCAGAAAAGTGAACTCACAAATAAATATGAGACAACACGCGACATCACAGATATTAACTCGCGTATCACAACGGCAATTGCTCAAAATAGTGTTGAAGGTCTTCAAGAAGTTGCTACCAGTCTTAAAGACTATAAATTCATTAATGGTCAAGCGGTACAAAAATTCCAGACTGAAATTCAAAGTAAGATCACAACGCTGCAACAACGTCAGCAGGTGCAAGAGAACAAGCGGATTAATGAAGCTGAAAAAGTTCTAAATGAGTATAAGCAAAATGTTTTAACAGGTCGTCCGATGGATTTGACCTATCAAACTAATGTAGAAAAAGCCGTTAAAGGTACACCTTCTGAAACTGAATATAATTTCTATACTAAGCAATCTAGTGATTTTTTGAGGTTCCAGAAGCTATCTACTGATCAACAATTGGCTGAGATCAATAAGCGAAAAGCCAATATGAAAAATTCATCTTCCGCTGATGCAGTTGCAGAAAATAAGGTATTGGCGACCTATCAAAGCATTTACGATAACAAGCTTAAAACCGCTAAGGAAAACCCGACTCAGGCATTGCGTGAAAAAGGTATTGAGCTACCGGAAGTAAACCCATTAACACTAAAAGTTAATCCTAGTGACTTTGCCAAAAACATTGTGACCATTGGTTCTTATCAAGTAGCACAGCGTGATAAGGACCCAAATGCAACAATCAAACCTATTCCTAATGAAGCGCTACCAGCCGCTAAGCAAGCATGGGAAGAAGCAACCGTAGATCAAAAACTAAATTTAATTAGTTCTATGATTGCCCAAACTAAAGGTGTGAAGAATGGTGCAAAGATTTGGGGCGAAGCGTTAGGCCAGCTAGGCAATGGTGATCCAGCTTATAAAATGGCAGGTTATGCACGTGCAAATAACTTCCGTTCTGATGCGGGCTTGGATGTTGCAACTGCAATTGTTGCAGGCAAACAGGCTCTAAAAAATAAGCAAATGATTCAACCTAAGGACACTTTGCTTAAGGAAAAATTTAACAAGTACGTTGGTCAGTCGGTATCGGGTGAAGCAGCCAACCTTAACTATGCTGCTTTCCAAGCTATCTATGCATACCTAACCGAGGCACGTGGGCAAACCCATACAAATGAGAATGAATACAAAGAAGAAATAGGACGTACTGCATTAGGCCTTGCAACAGGTGGAGTTTATACACAAAGTGGTCGATTCAAGGATTATACAGATCGTGGCATTTCAGACTGGAAAGTGTCTAAGCCATACGGAATGACGGACGCAACTTTTGAGGCAAAAATTCAAAAAGGATATGCCGATATTTCAAAAGCGACTGGTATGTCTGTAAATGATTTGGACAATTTCCGATTAGCACGTTCTCCAACCAAAGCAGCCAATGGCGACTTGATGTATGACTTAATCAATGAGCGTGGCCGTCCTCTCGTTGTGAAAGGAAATGTTTGGCGCATCCGCATGAATGGGGTAGATAAATAATGAGTAACTGGTTATCAGATTTATCAAGTGAAACCCAACAGGACTTTGAGAAGCTCAATAGTCAGGGGTTACAGCATCCAGATACTCGTCCAAATGATCCGGGTGTCTTCGATGGCGCTATCTCTTCACCTTTTCGCGGCATGGCAATTGGCCTTAACAAAGTTGGTGATGCAATTTCGGCACCAATCGATGCCGTCGTAGACCGTGTTAGCTATAGTCTGAAAGACGTCTCTACAAACGAATTTATTGAACCGTATGAAGAGTTCAAGGCTAAGCGTGAAAAGGCGCGTGACAATCTGGTTTATGGAACCATTGCTGACCTAGAAGACAAAGACAATACAGGCATTGTCGGGAATATCGGCGTAGGTGTTGGCGATTATCTCTGGCGTGGTGCGCTGGGTGTGGCAACAAGTGGCACTTTAGGCGCAGCCACTTTAACTGGTGGTTCAACTGGTAATTACGTCTATACCGATTTAACCCGTAAAGGCGTAGATGAAAACACAGCTTTGAAAGTAGCTGGTGTAAATGCTGTCGGTGATGCAGTTGGCACAGCTCTGCCTATTAGCTATGGCTTCAAAGGTTCAGGTGGTTTAGTTGCCGATGCTGCATTGTCGGTTGGTGGTGCCACTGGCTTAAACACTGGTATACAATATGCAAGTGAGCAGCTTCTAAAATCTAAAGGCTATGATAAGCAGGCTAAGCAATATGAAGTTACAGGCGAATCTGTGGCTACTGACTTGCTTATTAACTCATTAATGTTTGGTGGTGCGCGTTACTTAGGTTCCCGTCAAAATAAACTAGACCAAGACGTTGACGCTGAAATTAACCAGCTTAATTCAGATGACATCGAAACTAGAAATGACCAAGTTAATGACGCTCTAGTTAGAAATAGTTTTGAGTTTGAAGATACAACTTTACCAGTTCGAACTACAGACCCAGTTCAGCAAAACAAACACTATCAAAACCTAGATGCTGCTACGGAACAAATCTTAAAAGGCCAGCCAGTTAGTGTGCCTAACACAGTGCAAGGAGAGCCGCGTAGAAACACGATTGATTATGCAACTAGCTCACTACCTACCAATGCAAAACAGATTGCACTACGCGCAAAACAAGACGGTATAGACCCTAGTGTTGCTCTGACAATTAGTCATATCGAAACAGGCGGCAAATTTAATCATACAGCGCAAAACCCAACATCAAGCGCTTACGGCCTTTTCCAAGTCTTAGATGACTCTTGGAAAAACTTAGGCGGTAAAGACCGCAACAATGTTGATGAGCAAATTCGTATCGGCTTAAAACACATTAAGCAGGCTAATAATTACATACGTAAGAACTTAGGTCGTGATCCGGTTGCACATGAGCAATATTTAGGTCACTTACTTGGACCAGGGGGAGCTGTCAAAGTTCTTAAAGCTGATCCTAGCCGCCCATTGATTGATGTGGTGCGTTCGTACGATGCTAAAAATGCCGATGCTATCGTTAAAAATAATGGTATGTCTGGCATGACAGTAGGTCAGGCTATTAACAAATGGCGCAGCAAATGGAACCAGTTAAGCTCACGATATGGCGGTGAAACAAGCACAGCCCATGGGATGGATGGTTCTAGCTATGACTTTGCTTATGAGGTTAAAGACTGGGCCGATCTAGTTGCATCAAATGACCGTTTATACGGTGTAAACCCACTTTACCCAAGTGAATTACAACCACGTGACCGAACCCGCGAAGCATCACGCCAACAAATCGAGCGTATGGCCGATGACTTAAAGCCTGAATTATTGGGCGAATCTCCAATGTTGTCAAACGGTGCACCAATCATTGGCCCCGATAATGTTGTTGAATCTGGAAATGGCCGTACATTGGCTATTGGTCGCGCTTATGATAATGGCCGTGCAGATGCATACCGTGAATTTGTTCAGAATTGGGCAAATAGTAGAGGCATGGATATATCAGGTTTAAATCAGCCTGTTTTAGTGCGTACACGCCTTAGTGATGTTGATCGTGTAGCTTTCTCCCGTTTAGCCAATGAAAGCGATGTGGCGCAATTCAGCGCAACTGAGCGCGCTATGAGTGATGTTGATCGTCTACCAGACTCAACACTACTAAAAATAAATAATGATGGTTCAATCAATATTGATGGCTCTATGGATTATGTTCGTAGTTTTGTAGACCAATTGCCACAGTCTGAGCGCGGATCAGTTATCACAAGTGATGGTCGCTTATCTCAAGAAGGTAAACGCCGAATTGAATCGGCAATCGTACAGCGTGCCTATGGCGATTCTAACCTTGTAACTCGTTTATCTGAAAACCTAGATGATGACAGTAAAAACGTTTTAAACGCCTTACTCCGTGCGGCTCCTCAATTGTCACAGCTTAATGATTTAGTGAAACAAGGCGGACGCTTTGATAACACTATTTCTCAAGACTTGGCGCAAGCTGCACAAAAGCTTACAGATTTAAAAGCAAATGGCTTACAGGTTCGTGATTATTTAAATCAAGGCCAACTTATTGATGATGGATTAAGTGATGGAGCAAGAAGATTTCTTGAGGTCTTTGATAATAACCGCAAGAGCGCAAAGGCGATTAGTGAATCCATTAACTCTGAGATTCAGGCCATTGAAAACATGGGCGACCCGCGACAAGGCTCATTGTTCGGCGAAACACCAGAAGAACAAGCCGCGCTTGATGTGATTTTCTCAAATCCTGATCAACCAATTGCAGTAAGTCGTATTAATTCAATGGGCGAACCGGAAGAATTCACCATGACTTTACGTGACTATCACGCCGAACTTGAAGCAGAAATTAAGCAATCTGAGCAAGATATTTTAGCAGCACAAACCGCCTTGAACTGTGCTTTACAATTTGGGGAGTAAATGCTATTAATTCTTTGCTTTAATTTTTTGAAAAATATTAATTTATAGGAATTGCAGCAAGATGCTTAAAAGAAAAGATTTAAAATTAATAAAGGTTGGAACTGGTGAGGAAGCGGTTCTAAAGCAGTGCACAGTTCAACCTAATTTAATCCACAGTAAAGATATAAAAACACCTGTTGAGAAAGGGGATATTTTAGAGCATCCACTTCCAAGTGGTTTGCTTGAAAAGTATCTTGTGAAACGCGTTGATGCATTCACTAACATGCTTCCTCATTATGAACTTCAGGTAGAAAGAATAGATTAAGTTACCCAACAAACCCAACTTTAAAAGATGCTCAGATAGCTAAAACTATTTGGGCATTTTTTATGAAAGAACAATGCAAACAAGCGGTAGCTAAAGCACTTGGCAAGCAATCACTGTCAGCGCAAGAAGCAACGGATATTGAAGCACGTATTAATGAAACGATGCGTAATCTTGCACGCAAAGATATTGATAAATGGCGCAATTTATCTGACTCAGAAAAAATGACAGAAGCTGCTAAACAAGTTGCTCTCGATATTCAAGAACAATTGAAGCGCAAGCATAAAATTGCTGCGAATAACATTCTTACACAGTCAAAAAATTTCACTAAGCTTGATCACCCTAAGCTCTCATCAATGGAAGTAATTGATCGCATGGTTGCACGGCATGGTGACATGTCGGGCATTCAGTCAATTAGTTCTAAAGCAGATGGTATAGCATCAATCTATCGTGGTGAGCTAGTGGATTTCTACACGAACATTAAAGGCGGCTTGGGAATTTTCACAGATCAAGAGTTAGTACAAAAAATTGTTCGTGAACGCTTTGGTGAAAACACTGGTGATGCTTTAGCTAAAAAAATTAGCGACAAGATGGGCGATGTCTTTGAAACCATGCGTGACCGTTTTAACCGGAACGGTGGCGATATTGGGGATCTGGGCAATAAATTTGGATTACCTCAAACACATAACCTTGAGAAAATCGTGAAAGAGGGCAAGGAGCAATGGGTCAATGACGTGCTTCCTGATCAAGATGTAAGCATGTTCGTGCATGAGAACGGTGATTACTATTCACAGCAAGAAATACGCTCATTGCTTGAATATACCTATGACACTTTATCAAGTGATGGTGCAAATAAAATTGAAGTTGGACGACAAGCTACAGGTGGCGGCACATCCAAAGTAACTAATCGTCATGGGGAAAGTCGTGTACTGCATTTTAAGGATGCAGATGCTTGGCTGAGATACCAAAATAAATATGGTGGATTGCCATTGGTTGACTTGGTCGAAGCTCATATTAATGGCCTATCAAAAGATATTGCCATGGTTGAGAACTTAGGTAGCAACCCAAAAACAGCTTTAAAAATTTTAATGGATGCCGCAGCCAAAAAAGATTGGGAAAAGGGAATTGATGAGAATAAAACCAAAAGTAGTCGCAAGCGGATTGAAACTATGTTTGATGAGTTCAGTGGTGGTAACTCGCCACAGTCGCAAGTTCTTGCAAATTTAGGTACTTCATATCGCTCAATGAATATTTTCTCTATGCTTGGAGGAACTACCATTACTTCGATTACTGATCAGGCAACCATCGCTAAAACAGCTCATGTGCATGGTCTTTCATACCGTAAGGCATTTGGTGAGTTGCTGAGCCAACTTAACCCAGCGAATAAAGCAGATCGGGAACTAGCTCATAGTTTAGGATTGGCTACTGAGGAAATGTTAGGCTCTATTGCACGTTGGTCAGATGATGGATTGACTTCCACGCATGGCATGACTGCAAAACTGGCTCGTATATCGAGCGGGGTTGCTACCCAAGTAATGCGTGTTTCATTTCTCAATGCACTTACATCGGCTTCTAAAGTTGGGTTCACTAAGCTGTTAATGGAGAAATACGGCCGTTTAAGCCGTTCTAAAGCATGGAATGATTTAGACGCTCAAGACCGTGAATTGCTTTCAAACACTGGTTTAGATGAACGTGCATGGCAGGTTTTCCAATTGGCTGAACCAGTCGTGGACCGCGAAGGTAATCAGCTCATGTCAGCGCGTTCTATCTATGAAATTCCAGATGAGAAACTGTCAGCATTTGGTGATCCAAAACAGGTGAAAGATCAAGTAGCCTCACAACTTCAAGCACACTTGCTAGATGAGCAGGGAATGGCCGTAATTGAGGCAGGCCTTCGTGAAAAGACTCTAATAAATGCAGGTGCTAGAGGAACGATTACAGGTGAGATCTTTAGGGGCATTACACAGTTTAAGTCATTCTCTGCCGCATTCCTAATGCGTCATGGTAGCCGTACCATGGCTCAAGAAGGCTTAAAAGGCAAGGCGGCATATGCAATCCCCTTGTTTGTGATGACTACTTTACTTGGTGGGTTAGTAGTTCAATTAAAAGAGTTGCTTAATGGCAATGACCCTCAAACCATGTGGGATAGTGACGATCCTAAAAAAGCAAGTAGCTTCTTTGTTAGGTCTGCCGTACAGGGTGGCGGGTTATCATTCTTGGGTGATATTTTAGTTGCTGGTACTGATACTTCTGGCCGTGATGCAAACTCATTTGTAGCTGGTCCACTTGGTAGTGATTTCACCACTCTATTAGGCTTAACGGTTGGTAACTTAACTCAGTACAATGAAGGCAAGGACACCAATTTTGGCAATGAAGCTTTCAAATTTGTGAAAGGCAAAATTCCTGCACAGAACTTGTGGTATACAAAAGCAGCCATTAACCGTATGGTATTTGATGAAATACAAGACACTATTGCACCCGGCTATCGCGAGAAGGCTTTACGTAAAGCAGAACGACAACAAGACCGCGAGCGTTTCTGGGGTGATGATGTTACCGATATCCGTGCACCTGACTTTGAACGGGTAGTCCAGTAAACCGCCCAACATACCACTACATAAGCCCTTGTATATATGAACTATATGCGAGGGCTTTTTTATGCGTGATGATCAAATAGAACGAATCAAAGTAATGTCTGAGGATATTGCTGAAGATATGCTTAAGACGGCATATGTCGCCTTAGAAACTCCACTTAATAGTAAGCAGGCCCGTGGCGACAAGGGGTTCATGTACAAGATCGTTAAAGATCAGGCAGGCGTCATTGCAACTATTCAGCGAATTCTTGATATCAAGTCTGGAAAGATTCCACCTATAAGCGCAACTCAAGCAACCCAAGAAAAGTATGAACAGCAACTTATAGAAAAAGCAGAAGCTGAAGCAGAAAAAATTAGACAACGGATGAGCTGATGACTAAACCAAAAATCAGCTTTCTAGCTTTCTTTTTAATTTGGGCAGATATACAGGGTTGGAAGGTTCCGGACTTCCATGCCCTTGTTTGTATTTTCCTAGAAAACTTCTATATCAAGGGCCGTACTGCACTGCTCATGATGCCGCGCGGGCATTCAAAATCTACAATTCTTGATGTTTTCAATGCATGGGTTATTTACTGCTGGCCCGAAACGCAAATACTCCACCAAGGCACTACAGATGATGATGCTTATAAGTGTAGTAATGGGACTAAGTTAGTCTTAGAAAAGCATCCTCTTTGTGTTGACAATCCAGAAGTCAAAAGAAAAAAAGGTGAAACTGAACGCTGGTGGGTAGCTGGCACAGATGATGTCCGTTATGGAACTATGCTGGCTAAAGGCATTCTTTCGGGGGTAACAGGTCACCGCGCTCACTTCATCCAAAACGATGACGTTGAAACACCAAAAACAACGGGTTCACCAGAAGCCCGAGAAAAACTCACCTACAGATTATCTGAACAAACTCACATTGCCTTTCCTGGTGCAAAGAAGCTTTGGATTGGTACGCCACACTCACATGACTCTCTTTACGACAAGATTAAAAAGCTACGTAAAGTAGATATATTGGTGCTCAAAATGTTTGAAAATGAAAAGCGCATTGAGAATGCATTAGCGGGTGGTAAATACCTTTTAGACTTTGAGCCAATACATGCTTTTGCAGGGATTGGGCAAGGGGCGAAATACCTTAGTAAAGGCCAAGACTACACACTAAAAAAAGTAAATGATCTATATGAAGTGACCTTGGCTAATGACCATTATGTAGCAGATTTTTATTCAGAAGGAATTTGGGCAGAACGTTTTGATGCGGAAGAAATGGCATCACGCCGAGAGGAATGTAAAACCCTTAACGAGTGGGACTCTCAATATCAAATGCACGCTAAGCCTATTGGTGATGTGCGTTTAGACCCAGATAAGATCATAGCTTATAACTGTGAACCAGTTCTTAAACGAGCCAATAGAACCACCATGTTTATGATTGGTGAGCGTCAAATTGTTGGTGCAACTTTCCGTTGGGATCCATCTTCAGGAAAACTTAAGTCAGATATTTCATCTACTGCATTAGTCTTCCATGATGATATAGGTAATAAATATTGGCATAGATCGATTGCGCTTAAGGGCGAAGTAATTGAAACCGATGCAGATGGGCGCGTGATAGGCGGACAAGTTTGGCAGCTATGCAACATCATCAAGGAATTCCATTTATCTAAAGTCACTATTGAGACAAATGGTATTGGTAACTTCGCACCAGCAGCGTTAAAAGCTGCTCTAAAGACTCGTGGAATACGTTGTGGTGTAACAGAACAGCATTCAACTAAATCTAAAAATAAGCGCATTTTAGATGGTATTGAAGGGCCTTTAATTTCTGGCCTGCTATGGGCACATGTATCTGTGCTTGAAGATGAGAACGGAGAAGATTCAGCACAAGTAAAACAGATGCGAGAATTTAACCCAGCTATTACTGATCAACCGGATGACTATTTAGACTCATTAGCAGGTGCAATCGTAGAAGCTCCAGAAAGGGTTGGGAAATCACTCAACCAAACTGACTATGAAGAAACGCCTAATTGGAGAACAAACGGTGGCGTACATGAAGCCGCCTTAGATTTCGAAAATTAGGGGTAGGCTATGGCAGTACCAGAACAGACGCCATTTATAGAATATACAGCGAATGGAACTACTACAGTTTATCCGCTTACGTTTGACTGTGATAAATCTGAATTTTTGATTGTATCTTTAGATGGGAATGAAGCGCCAGTAGGGTCTTGGGCTTTAACGAATGGTTCAGTTATTTTTAACACTGCGCCTGCTAATGGTGTTTTGGTTTCGATTAAACGAAACACGCCCTTTCAACGAACAACGAACTATCAATCCTATGACAATTCATTCCGACCTTCGCCAGTAAATAGAGACTTTGATTTAATTTGGTGGAAGCTTCAAGAGCTGGGCTATCGTGATCAGGTTATATGGCTTGCTTTAATTAAAGAGATCTCAGACCGTATTGATGGCGATGAAAATCTTCAAAATCAAATCAATACAATTGATGAATGGCTTAGTAATTTACAAGGAAATGTAGATAAAAATACAGCTGATATTTCTCAGTTGATACTCGATTTATCGCAAGAAGTTGCTGACCGAATAGCAAACGATAAAATTCTAAAAGATATGTTTCTTGCGATGATGGATGAGGCGATTAATGAAGGCACTATAAATGCTTTAGCCATTACTCATGTTGACTCACTTGAAGATCTTGAGGAAATTTCCAATGTTTGGGATGGGAGAACCGTCTATGTAAAGAATACAGGGAATTATGCTTTTGATGCTGCATTAAGCGAATGGATAAAATCTTTTCAAGATGCCGATAATGTACGTGATGGAGAAGAAACGCAGAAAGCAATTAATGCTCAATCACAATATTCTGTATCAACATTCTCAGAATTAAGGGCATTAAAATATAAATCAAGCAAACATAAAAAAGGTGTTTTTGTCTGTCAAAGAGCTGATGATTATAAGTTTGGTGGCGGGTTATTTGTTCCTGACCTGACTGATACAACAACAGCCGATGATGACGGAACAATTTTAGTTGGACTAAACGGTGTCCGATGGAAGAGAAAATGGAATGCGCATGCGGACCCATGTTGGTTCGGAGCTGACTATAAAGGTCTGGTAGATTGTTCACCTCAAGTTCAAAAAGCCATTGATGTTTCATATGGCCGTCTTTGGTTCGGGAATGCAGACAGAAACTTCAAAATGATGACCCCTGTAGGCTTACCTACGAACAGTATCGTTGGCGATATGCTAATGGAAATTTGCGGAGCTGGGGCGCGAATTTGGGTCTATTCAGATACTGGAATTTTTACATCAAAAAGATCGATTGGATTTGAGACCTCAAATAGTGATTTATATACTGCAGTTTTAGAAATCGGTAGAGGCTTGCGTTTTCAGGGGGACGGTACAAGCCCATCTGTAGTGATTAATGGAGACCGTCTTTATAATGTAAATATGAAAGGGGGGCGCTATCTAAGAAATACAGCTTTAGTTAAAGCAACTATTCCGCGTCGTTCTGAAAACACAGGTTATTTGCAGTCAGTAACTATCGAAGGCAATCACTTAGCTCTTTGTAGAAAAATTATTGATTCAAAGCGTGGCTTTAACATTAATTTTAATCGCAACTTTGGAGAATCTTGTTACGGTGGTTTGTATATCGACGGTGAAGGTGCACCAGCTGTCAATGTTGTTAGATGTGAAGGTAATCTGTGGGAATCTGGCGGTGTATTCGCCAAACTTGGTGCTACATATGCGGGTACTTTTTTTGGGAACTATTTTGAAGGCAATAGTGCTGAAGATGTCCCAATTTTAAAATGCATGATCGAATTGGGTAAGACTGGAACAACTCAGTATTCAAGTGGTGTTACTTTTATTGGAAATCAATTTGGTGCATCAACAATTTATAAAACAGACCCGGAATATTGTGATGTTAAATTTTCATCAGCACTTTCAGGCACTGGTTTAGATAACCTAACCCCTCCTATATTCATTGGTAACTGGACTAATGGCTATAGAATGTGGTCAGAGGGTCAAGTTTTAACTCAGTTTGGTAATACATTTAGTGGTGGCAGTGCCCGTAGACATGGCGCTCCAAAATTACATACAGAAGCACGCGTAACATTTGATCTTTCAAGAAAGGATTATGTAAGTGCAACATCATTATCGGGTGGTGTGCATACTATTTGTGAGTTAGAAACCTCTATGCTAGAAGCGATAACTGCTCAAGCAAATAGAGCATGTAGTGCTGATTTGAATATTTTTATGCAAATGAAAACTTCAAATAATATTGTCCTAGGTTCTGCACTCGCAAAAGTAAGTTTGTTAGCACAAGGTGCTGAAGGTATTAGTGTGGGCGCAGTTAATAGTGTTTATGTTGGTGCCACTCTAACTGGATTTGTTCAAATGGATGGTGGCCTAATTGATAATGTTAATAATATTTCACTGTTTAAGCATTTTACAAACCCAGTACTTACACTTCAGAGAGTGGGCACCAAATACCAGTTAAAGTTATCTGGCTATGCGCCACTAACAGGAACCATCTATGGTGATACTGTTAAGATCTCTTCGAATAGTATTATGACAATCTATTCTCTCAATAGTGGTGGTTCATTAGCAGGTCAGATTGCCTTCTCCTAATAATCACACAGCAAAACTCTACAAGCCTTAGCTTTAAATAAGTTAGGGCTTTTTTATTGCCTAAACGAAAGGGGGAAGGCATGACTGAAAATGAATCATATGGGTTGAGATTTGAAAAGAAAATCGACTCCATTCAGAGTGATATCCGCATGTTGTCAGATCATGTTACTCGACTGACTTTCATTAATGAAGCGCACAAAGAGACTAGCGAACAGAACAAAAAGGATATCGATACATTGGATATCAAAGTCGCCAATTTAGAAAACCGCACAGCAGCGCAAGATGGTGGAATTTCTGTGCTGCGTGTATTGCTGGGAATATTTGCAGGCATCGTATTTTCATTGTGTGCGTGGGTTGGATCTTCAATTATTCAATTAAGCCAAGACCAGTCTTTAATTAAAGAGAAAGTATCACGATTGGAGGAAGCAAAAAGATGAATAGTGAAAACACAAGAGCTTATCTAGCTTTCGCATTAGTGGGACTGATGTTTGTTTTAGTGATTGCTTTATTTTTTGTGGATATGCCGCGAGAAAACAGCAATCTGATCAATACGGCATTGGGTTTCATTGCGGGGGCTATGACAACAGCATGCGGCTTTTATTTTGGTAGTTCTGAATTAGAGAAAAAGAAAGGTGAATCCAATGACAACTAAACCATTCTTTGATGCTGCCCGAGTAATTGCAGGCGGCAAGCTTACACAGGCGCAAGTAGACGATCTAAATAAAGTGGTCGAAAAACTTGCACCAGGTGGAAAAACTACAAGTGATGATGGTATAGATTTAATAACTAGTTTTGAAGGCACGCGATTCAATGCTTACGATGATGGTGTAGGGGTTTGGACCATTGGTACTGGCACCACAGTTTATCCAAATGGCGTGAAGGTCAAGAAGGGCGATACTTGCACAGCAGAACAAGCTAAGACTTACTTTAAACATGACTTAGCTAAATTTGAAAAGACTGTAAATGAATCGGTCACTGTGCCTTTAACTCAAAATCAGTTTGATGCTTTGGTATCACTGACTTACAACATCGGCTCAGGTGCATTTAAGAATTCGACTTTGTTAAAGAAACTCAACAAAGGTGATTATCAAGGCGCTGCTGACCAATTCCTTGTCTGGAACAAAGCAGGCGGTAAAGTTATGAAAGGTCTAGTTCGTCGACGAGAAGCAGAACGAGCACTCTTTTTAAAGAAGTAACTTATATGTGCAAACGTACCAAAGTTGCATCGATCATCACATTGCTGTGCATCCTGCTTTCAGGTTGCACAGCTCACACTATTAATAGTAATGTGAATGTCTCGATTTGTGTGAGAGCGCTTTAATGTCAGTTCAGCTAATTAAAATTCGAGATATAACAAGTGATCGAAATGTAGACCTATTAGCTGATCTCGACAAAAATGGAGAAGTCATCAAAATTTACGACTACAACGGCAACGAACTAAAAATTAATTTCTTGCGTGACGAAGTTTATTATAAAAAGACTTGGTGGAAGTTCCAGAAGAAGCAAAATTAGCTTCAAAATCTGTGGATAAAAAGCGCATTACGCCAAATTTACGCCAAAATATAGTTAAGTTGTTGATTTTATAAAATAGATTGGTGCGCTCGGCGGGGATCGAACCCACGACCCCAGGCTTCGGAAACCTGTACTCTATCCAACTGAGCTACGAGCGCATGTGTGGGGCACATCATAGGAAAAAAACACTTGCAGGTAAAGCACGAAATACGTACCAAGTGAATTTAATGCTTAATTAAACAGCAGCTTGTTATGTTTTAGTTCTTTTGCTGAATGAGCTGAATTGAATAATTAATAGAGTGAAGCGTATGTGCCAGCTCATGAGGGGGAATCCTTGACTCTTGCAAACTGGTAATCCATTGCATTTGGCAAATTTTTAGTTCTTGAAGATTTTTAATTTGTTCTATTTTCTGAATAAGTGGTTTGGCCATAAGTCCACAGTATTGACTCAAGCTTTGCTTCATTAATTGTTGTATTTCTTCAAAAGTAAGTTGTTTAAATGGAACTACGGGTTGGATATTTTCAATATTTGAAGAATGGCATGATGATTCTAGAGAAACTTTAATTTCTCCAGTCAAATCGGCATTTTCATTTTCATCTATAGTGCTTTTTTGTTGCACTTTTACTTCTAAACTCGTGGTAGGTGATTCTGAGAGAGGTATTTGTTCAGTAAATTCTGAATCGTTTTCGCTAATAGGGGCAATAAGCTTTAAGTCAATAAGTTGTTGAATGAGTTCTGGTGGAGCAATGCGTTTTTTAAACTCGGTATTGAGAGTTTGAAAATCTTCATGATCAATTAATAGAAGTAAACGTCTTTGTTTGGCATTTAAAGCAATATTACGTTGTTGAAGCGCGACTCTTCCCAAATTGGTTCGATAAAAACCAGCCAT